ATATGCGGTTTCCGAAAGATGCGTTAGAGATTCTGTTGTCCCGTGACTTGCCCATTGTGGGTGTGAACGCAACGACACGCAGATTCCCTGTCAAGCCAACAGCTTTAGACATTGACCCAGAGACAAACGACCTGGTGAAAGTAGACAGCAAGGGCAAGACGGGTCTTGAGCAAGTGATGGGTGTTGGCTTTGGCATGATTCTGATTAAAAAAGAAGTGTTTGAAGCTGCACAAAAGCCTTGGTTTTGGTTTGAGCAAACCGACAAAGGTGGGATAATTGGTGAAGATATTTATTTCTGTGCAAAAGCGTTTGACGCTGGTTTTCAGTCTGTGATTGACCACGAGCTTTCGATGCACATTAGACATATCGGCACTTACGAATATGGATGGGATGACGCATGAGCTTGGCTACTTATTCAGACCTAAAGACTACGGTGGCTAACTACTTAGCCCGTACAGACCTGACGACACAAATCCCTGATTTCATTCGTTTCGCTGAACTACGCCTGCGCCGAGAACTTCGGATTCGTCAGATGCTTAAATCTGTGACGACGACCACGACAGGCGGCGACCCTACTGTGGCTTTGCCGTCTGACTTCTTAGAAGCGCGTGACTTCTACGTTTCGACTAACCCAATTCAGCCGCTGACGTATTCAAGCCCTGCTGTCTTCAGCCGTAACAAGCGCACGACACAAAGCGGCAAGCCATTGGATTACACGATTCTTGCAAGTGAGTTTAAGTTGGCTCCTGTGCCTGATTCAAACTACACGCTTGAGATGCTTTACTATGCTGCGCCTGTGTTCATGGATGACAGCAATTCAAGCAATGCGTTTATGGCCAATGCGCCAGATGCTTTGCTTTACGCTGCACTGCTAGAAGCAGAGCCGTACCTGATGAATGATGCGCGAATCAACACATGGGGTTCTTTATATGATCGAACCATCACAAACCTGATTAAATCTGATGAGGCTTCTCAGTATTCAGGTGTACCGCTTTCAATGTCTTACGCAACGAGGTAAATCATGGCTGAAATTAGTAACTATCTGGAAAATGCACTTGTAAACGCAACCTTGCGAAACACAAGTTACACAAGCCCTTCGGTTGTGTATCTGGCTTTATACACAAGTGACCCAACAGATGCCGATTCTGGTACTGAGTGTTCGGGTACGTCTTACGCCCGTCAAGCAATTACTTTTGGCGCTCCTTCTAACGGCGTGACCACAAACTCTGCTGCGATTGAATTCCCTCAAGCTGGTGGCTCATGGGGAACGATTACCCACATCGGTATTCGTGATGCTTCTACCGCTGGAAATCTGTTGTATCACACGCCTTTGGATGCGTCTAAGACTATTGCAACAGGTGACGTTTTCCGTGTGGCCATTGGTTCATTGAGCGTTACATTGGCCTAACATGGCTGATCTACTCCCACCGTGGACGATAGACAGTCTAGATAACCTAAAAGGAAGTCTAGACAATTTAACCCTGTCTCTGGACAGCCCGTTATATACAACGTCAGTCACACTTTGGGACGCTTACGGCTCTGTCAACACGACAGCAACCGTATCAGCAGGCTCTAGCGTAGTTTTCAACGCATCTGCTGCGGTTAGCGTTACGGCCACAACATCTGCTGACGCTATTCGATACGCACAAGTAACAGCGGACATTACAACGGCTACAACGACCTCATGCGATGCGGTGAGGGTAGCACTAGGCAATGCAGATATTGCGGCTTCTGCGGCTGTTTCTGCGGCTGGTACACGGGTTGCCATTGCCTCTGGTTCTATTGATGCAACTGCGACTGTTTCTGCTAATGGTGGACTGTTATTGAGTGGCGCTGCTGATATAGCCACAAGTGCAACGGTAAGCGCAGATGTGGTCAGGGTGCGTAGTGCTGACGCTGCTGTCACAACTGCGACAACGGTAACGGCTTTGGGTGGTTTGGTTGCTGGCGCTGATGCAAGTATCTCTGTGGCCGCGACAATAACTGCCAATGCCTTTGCGGTGTTTGACTTTACAGGCTCGGCAAGTTGCGCTGCGATTGTTGTTTGCGATGGCCGTAGGAATGGCGATAATTGGGGCGACACGACAGGTTCAGACAATACTTGGACTGATGTTTCCACAAACGGGAATACTTGGACACCAGTAAGCGCAGGAACAAATAATTGGCAAGATGTATCGTTTGGCTCAAATGATTGGGCTGATAAATCAACAAATGAAAATACTTGGCTGAGACAGGGTTAAACATGGCAACGCAACGAATCGGACTAGGTGAATGGCTACCAGATCAGCCTGGCGTTATTGGCGGCATTACTGTGGCCAAGAATTGCTATCCAACTTCTACGGGTTACGCGCCTTTCCCTTCAGAGGCTGACTTTTCGGCTGCTGCGGCAGAAGACCTAACGTCTCTGGTTTATGCTAAAGATCAAGCAGGCACTTCTAAGTTCTTTGCTGCTGGCAAACGTAAGATATATGAAGTTAGTTCAGTTGGTGCTTTGACTGATGTTTGGTATACGGCAGGGACGTATGCACAGACAGGCACAACAACCTTAACTGTGACCTCAGTTGCTCACGGCTGGAAAACAGGCGATTCTGCTTACCTAAACTTTACAAGCGGCGCAGCGGTAGACGGCCAATTTACCTTGACCAAGCTAACTGATGACACCTTTACAGTCACGACAACATCTGCCACGACAAGCGGCAACGTGCGTATTTCGTCTACTGAGCTTGGGTATAACACGCTGACGGGTAACATTTTCCGCTTTACTAAGTTTGGCAATCGAATCATTGGCACAAACTTTACCGAGCGCTTACAGTCGTATGTAGCAGACGCGAGTAGTTCGTTTAAGAACTTATCAGATACCGCGCCAGTAGCTAAGTTCATTACTGTGGTGCGTGACTTTGTTGTGTGCGCTCACATTGACGCATCAGGTACAACACGCCCGTATCGGGTTCAATGGTCTGGTTTTAACGATGAAACTACTTGGACTTCAAGCCAGATCACGCAATCAGACTTTCAAGACATTGCTGACGGTGGGCATATTACGGGAATCCGTGGCGGTGAGTTTGGCCTAATCCTCATGGAAAAGGCAATTCACCGAATGACCTATGTGGGTACGCCTTTCATATTCCAGTTTGACAACATCAGTCGCGGTAAGGGATGTATCGCACCAGGCTCTGTCTGCCAATATGAAGGACTGACGTTCTTTTTGTCGGATGACGGTTTTTATATGTGCGATGGCCAACAAGTCGTGCCAATCGGTGCGGAGAAGGTTGATCGCTTCTTCTTTAATGATGCCGACCTTGATCTTTCTACTATGTCATCCGCAGCCGACCCCATTCGCAAGCTGGTAATGTGGAACTATAAAGACGCATTTGCTAATCGTAAACTGATCGTTTACAGCATCACGACTAAGAAATGGTCGTATATGGATGCAACCTCTGACTTTATTTCAGACGCTTCAACCGCATCTGTTACCTTGGAGCAGTTGGATTCTGTAAATGCCTCAATAGATGCGCTTGCTGTTACGCTTGATTCTGCCTTGTACTTTGGCGGGAAGTTCTTTATTGGCGGGACTGATGGGAACAAAGTAATAACATTTAATGGAACGCCGAAATCTGCCGTAATTGAAACAGGCGATATCAGTACAAATTCCATGTCTCTGATTAACTTGGCTCGACCTCAGATTGATAACGGCTCTGCTACGGTGGCCATTGCTTCGCGTCAATTGCTAAATGAAGGTGTTACCTTTGGTTCAGACACTACGGCTGATGCTGATAACAGGGTTTCGTTAAGAGGCTCTGGCAGATACCATCGTTTGCGAATCAAACCTACTGGCGCTAATTGGAGCATGGCTGTTGCGGTAGACGCAGACATTAACCCAATGGGAGTTAGGTAATGTTTCGAGTCCTGCCCCCAAGTGGCGGTAATGCCAGACAAATCTCTGAAGTAGTCAACTTGATGATGTTGGGTAAAACCAACAATACAGGCTCTGTAACTTTGGCGACAGGCGGGGCATTAACCACCACAATCAATGACTTAAGGATTGGCTCGCAGAGTAAGGTTATCTTAATCCCTGCCTCTGCTGCCGCCTTTGC